CGAAGGATAATGATGTTGTGCTGTGGTGGATATGAACATGGAATTGACTGAGTGGATTTCGCTGCTTGTTTTGGGTTTTGTTGTACATCACCACAGGCTCAGCAGACTACATCAACGCGCGCCGGATCGTGAACGGCACAGACAAGGCAAGAACGATCGCAGGGTATGCGGAGAGTTTTGAAACTGCTTTAAACAAAGGCCAAAGCTAAGAGAAGGGGAAAGAAATGAAGTTTCCCAAAGATGCATTTGAAGCTGACATTGAGCCAATAACCACTCCGGTTTGGCGTCGGACTCCAACACGAATGGCGGAAGCTGTGGGTAAAGATCGTGAGAATCTCTTTGACGATCTGGACGAATACATGGCGGAGCGGTACGACAATCGCCACATGCCGACGTTTTGTGATCTTGCAGGCGCCTCCGGTTTCGACTCCCTTACCCAAATGGTAAACCACGCTCGCAGAGATGGGCCGGAAACGATGCGGGGAATTTCCCGAGCCATGTTGGCAGTCACTGCCGGTTACGAAGAGGAAGTCGCAAAAGGCAATCGGTCTGCGGCATTGATCTTGCAGCAAATTCCGATGTTGGATTCCCACGAGCCTATGAATCAGATTCCGCAAAAACCCTTCGCTCCTGCACATGACGTGAATGTGCGAATTTCGGGAATCGCTTCGTCGGAGACTGAAGGTCGGCAGCTCACAGGCCAACAAGCGTATTTGAATCTCATCCAGCACAAGACTTATGAGGATTTGGAAACTGCTGCGGCGTCGATGGAGGAGATCGAAGACGGGGAATATAGTGTGATTGAGTTGGAGGATTCTGATAGCGGAAGCACAGAATAATGCGCCTGCTCCAATACCGCCAACAAGTCAAGTGGGAAGATCCAAAAGCAGACTACGCTCGCTTGGTGCAGTTGCGGAAACAGAATCTTTTGCAACTTGCACAAAACCAAGGTGCGATTCCGCAGCTGCTCGAATACTACGGTCAAGGCCGATGGGCAGAGATGATTTCCGATTGGGGCATCACTTATGATCCTCGAGAAACCGATCCCGAACTCCGCTATCGACCTTTTGTGCTGTACAAACGCCAAATCGAATATTGCGATTGGGTTTATTCTCGATGGATGAAAAGGGAAAGAGGGCTTTGTAAAAAGTTCCGTGGCGCTGGAATGTCGTGGCTGAATGCAGCTGTTAGTGCTGTCATCTGGCTAACCCAACCCGATGCGGTTATCACTCTGGGATCGCAGAAGAAGGAAAAGGTTGACAATGGCGATGGTGATCCGGACTCGTTGTTTTGGAAAGTCCGCAAATTCATTGACAGTCTCCCCGCGTTGTTTGTCCCAGACGACTGGCGCTCCGTATCCAAAAACATGGTGGTGGTAAACCCGCGAACCGGCTCGACTATCAGAGGGGAAATCGGGGATCAAATCGGACGAGGCGGACGAGCGTCAATTGCATTTCCGGACGAGTTCGCGGAACTTGAACATCAGGAGCTGGTTGAATCCGCTTTGGCGGAAACCGCGGATTGTGTCATTTACGGCTCTACCGTTCCGACAAAAGGTGGGGTGGGGTCGAAATTCTACGAACTCGAACATCATTTGCCGGAAGAGCAGATTTTTGTTTTCCAATGGACTGAGGATGAGAGGAAAAGGCTCAATCCGGATTTGCCGGCGGAAGAAGAGCCGTGGTATTTGAAAAAGAAAAGCGAAGTAAGCCCGGTTGTTTTCGCTTCGCAGTTCTTGTTGGATTATTCCGCGGCAACCTCGAATGCTTTTATCCCTGGGGCTCTCATTCGGGATTGCATGGATACACGGAAAAGCTCAATCCAACAGCCTCCAACAACGCCGTGGCGAATTGGAATTGACGCATCGGGAATGGGAAACGATCTGACGAAGATTTGGCGCCGCAGGGGTCGTTTGAATCTTGAGCCAATAACGTTGGAAAAACTCGATGGTGTGCAGCTGGCGAAGATTGTTGAAAAGGAAGCGAAAAAGCTGCTGGCTTCCGGGCCGATTGAGATGATTGGGATTGAGCGGGATGGGCCGGGAGGCTCGTGCGCAGATCAACTCAAATACGGGCCATTTGCCCAAATCGTTGCAGCTGTTCACACCGGCGCAAGGTTGCAGGATGGAAGGAACTTTAATCTCCGTGCATGGCTGCATGAGCAAGGTAAAGAATATTTGGAGGAGGGATGCCATTTGCCAAACTCCCCAACATTCATGAGCCAAGCAACAGCGATCCAATTTGAATACAAAGGTGGCTTGTTGCTGATTGAGTCCAAAATGGACTATCGCTCGCGGTTCTCGTCAGGACGAACGAGGGCGGAAAAGAACAGTAGCAAATCCCCGGATGAATGGGATTCATTCATTCTCACAATGATTCCTCCAGTCGGCAAGCTTATCACAGCCATAACGCCATCGCTGATGTCGAAACCTGTAAAAGCATGGAAGCCTCTGGATGCGGTTATTGGTTATTAGTCTTTTGTGTATGTTTGTTTGTCCAACAAACTCACCCCCATAGGATACTCCCATGCTATTCCCCGAAACCCCTCTTGACGACATCTTGGACGAAGTTGCAAAGTCCTTAAGCGCCGAACGTGACAAAGCAGCAAAGGAACGAGCGGAAAGCGGGCTGGAGGAGATTTGGCAAAAGGCACGACGCCAATACCAAGGATTGGACGAAGCTAATTCGGCTGATCCAGGAAAGCCTCAAACCCTCGACGGCCCATTGCAAACAACAATGCGGGATCAAGCAAGGGAGACAAAATCAACTGTATTCGTCAACATCACACGTCCGTATACAAACGCGGGCTCGGCAAAAGTCGCAGACATCCTGCTTCCGACAAGTGGGAAAAAGAACTGGGGGCTAAAACCAACCCCAGTCAGTGATGTTGAAATCGTGCGCCAAACTCTTATCTCATATCCGGAACTCAATTCCATCATGCCGGAGCCTTTGGCGGAGCTGCTTGGCAAAACCGATGAGGATATTGCTGCTGCGATTGCGGAATCCGAGACTTGGATCGACGATTGGCTGACGGAAAGCAAATGGCATTCGAATGTAAGAAAGCAGATTGTTGAAGCAGGCAAGGTTGGCACTGGGGTCCTCAAAGGCCCGTTTTCCAAAATCCGCAAGCTGAAGCCTGCGGTCAAAGCATTACTCGACAGCATTCCGCAGGCATTTCCGGAGCCGGAAGCGACGGTTGTGCGAAAAAAGCTCGAACAGCGGTTGCTCTACAAGCCGGGACATGAGACAATTCCAGTGGAAAATTGTTTCCCTGACATGCCTGGGTGTGGAGATGACGTTCAAAATGGAAGGTTCTTTTGGGAAAAAGTCCCTCAAGTCACACAGGCGCAATTACAAGAGCTGTTGGAAGATCCGAATTATTTCGCCACCCAAATCCAGCGGTGTCTGGAAGAAAAACCGATATGGACGAAGCAGGAGGCAAAGGGAAAAAAGGACAAGGACTCCTATGACATTTGGCGGCGCCAAGGCACGTTTGATTTAGGAAAGCTGGATGGAACGGGAATGCAGAATCATGCTTTCATCGAGCTTGAACTGTGCAACAATCACATAATCAAAGTCGTTGTTCCTCCGCTGGACGAAACAAAATTCACCTACTGGCCGTTGGTGTGGGAAGCTCGCCAAAGCTCGTGGGCTGGAATCGGAATCCCCGAGCAAATCGAAACGCCTCAGCGCGGCCTCAACGCCTCGGCCCGAGCAGGCAATGACAACATGGGATGGAGCGTTGGATTCCAGCTCATTTTCGGCAAAGGCATTGAACCGTTTGATGGAGAGGATTGGACTCCCACTGCGTACAAAAAGTGGAAAGACGTAACGGATGCGATTGCGGGACTCACAGGCCAACAGCGTGACGCAAAGGATGCGATTGGAACGATTGAGTTTCCGAACTATTTGGACAAGATCTTGCCGTGGATTGATTTCTGGTTGCAAATGGCTGAGTCCACAACCGGCTTGCCATTGTTATTGCAAGGGCAGAAATCAAGTGACTCTGTTGGCGTCAGCCAAGCATTAGGAAACAACGCAACGACGAATCTGCGAATGCTAATCAAGCATTGGGACGATGACGTTTGCGCTCCCATAGTCCAAGCTCATTACCAATGGGTCCAGCAATACGGGCCGGATTCCGCCAAGGGTGACGCTGTGGCGATGCCGTTGGGCTCCTCTACATTGATTGTTCGGGACTTGCAGCAGCAATCTATCCTGCAAATCATCGACCGTGTGACTCAACCGATCTTCCGCAAATCTCCTGCAAAACTCATGGACATGTTTTTGGAAGGTTTGCAGTTCGATCCGAAAGAGCTTGCAATGACGGAGGAAGAACTCCAGCAGCTGCAAGCCGCACAAGAAGAGCCGGAAACTCCAGTTCAGGTTGCACAAATCAAAACTCAATCTGACGAAGCGATTGCGAAGATGGAAGACGTGCGGGAGCGCTGGGAAGCAATGTTGGATGCGCAACTCAAAGGCATGAGCATTCAACAAGCTGAAGATGCTGTTGAAACTCAAGCGGCCGGTAACATTGCGCTTGAGGCTGTCAAGCAGGAAGCTCCGAAAGAGCCGGCGCAAAAGACGCAAAAGCCTAAAGCCGAAGCCGAAGCTCTTCCAGACATTGACGAATCCTTGAAGCTGTTGGGGGCCGCATGAGTCTATCTCTGAATCTGAACAGGGTTCCCTCTTTTCAAGAGCTGGAAGTAAAGCAAATTGCAGGAGGTACCTATGTGGATCTAGTCCAACTACTTGACATTACCGACAAACGTGCTATGCTTCTTATGAGGCAACTTGCGCGCCCAGATTGCCCTTCCGATTCCATCGGAACCCTGCAAGGTCGGATACAAGAGCTTACCGAATTATATGCCCCGATGAGCAAACAAAATGAATGACGCACTACCTACCGA